GATATTCTGCAACAACAACAGCGCCGTCCGCTGGCTTGCGACCAACTGTGTTGTCTCCGAAATAGATTTGGTATTGACTGTTCTCAGTTCCTTGAAGGAAGAAAACAGGAGAAGTAGTCTTCAGGTCCAACAAAGTAGAAGAGAATTGATAAGGAATTACGTTCGCGCCGCTGTTTTCGATAGAAACAACTGAGACTGAAGTAGTGTCAACACGAGGACTTGAGATGACAAATTTTTGAGGCTCTTGAGAATAGTTTACAGCAAAGGTGTCAGAGTAGTAAGCACCTTCGTAAAGAAGAATGTTATTTGCGTAGAATGTGTTGTTTGCACCGACAGTAACAACAATGTTTTCATCCGTAACAAAAGTATAGTTGTTTGATCCATACTTACCAGTAAAGGATGTACCCTTTGGAATTGTAAGAATGGCTTTGTTTACGTTGTTTGACACGATCTTCAGATTTACATTGGCATAAGCTGAACGGAATGAACGAGGAAGATAATTCAGTTCCTTTGCTTTCAGAACTGCGGAATCTCTTTGTTGTGCCGTATCCAAGAACATTTCTGAACCAACCATGTTCAGATAGAAATTGTTCATGTATGTATTGTATGACAGCACATCAAGAATAACTGACATGTTGCTTCCTTCAAAGTCATAGTCCTTAAAGATACTTTGACTTCTCAGATATGTCTTTAGATTATTCTTGATATCAGCAAAATCTAACGAGGTTAGATTGATGTTCGGTGTGCTCATTTATCTCACTCTGTACAGGGTGGTTTGGAATGTAATCGGCTCAATGTTATTTATTATGTAAAATACGATTGTGATTACATAAGCTTGTTGATCAACGTAAGGTGTAACGACAACATCAACAAGCTTGGCTCTTGGCTCGTAGTTTTCAATTGTTTCAGTAATCGCTTGCTTGAGAGATACTTGAGTGAATGTGCTTACGTCTTCAAAAAGAAGATTGCGAATCTTAGATCCGATTCTTGGATTGAACAGACGCTCATACTTGTTCGTCATAATCAAATTTTTGATAGAACGCTTTACAGCATTAGCATTGATGTTTCGAGCAAGGTCATGTTTTTGTGGATGCGCGTCTAACCCAACAAGAACATCACTGTAAAATTCAGTGTCCTTGTTTACTTGAGTATAGTCGTTTTGATTGAACCTTGACATCTATTTCCTTACTGTGGCTGTCCTGTAGATCCGCCTTGTGGATCTGTGTGAGTGTGGTTGTCAAGAGAAATATTGTTACCAATAACATCACCGTCAGCAGTAAGCTTTCCATGAAGAGCAACGTCGCCTGTAATATCCCAGTCAGCAGCCTTGGCTTTAACATGACCATCTACTGTGATATTCACATTACCAAGAACATGAATTCTAACATCACCTTTGATGTAAACATCTTTGTCTTTAATGACGATCTCTACGTCATTGTCCATAACTTTCTTAACATAACGTCCATCTGTATTTATTTCAGTATACGTACCACTACGATGATATACGTGGAGTCTGTCATGAGAAGCTGTATCATCTACTTCGATTACGTGTCCAGCAAGAGTTTGCCAAACATGGTTGTATGGATATTTAGCTGCGTATGCAGATTTTGGTTCCGGACCATCAAGAGGCTTGTCAATAGTATTCGTCTCTCGGGCGAGCGCAGGAACGTCATTGTTTGCTTGATCTTTACCTGGAAGCTTCGCATAAGATCCCCAGATGATTGGCATTTGCTTTTCGTTGCCATCAAGGAACCAGCCAAATACAAGCGAGCCAACAAGCAACCCAGTTGGAGATCTGCCAACTTGTCTGAAACTTGCGGAAGTTGTTGGAAGTAGAGGTGTTGCCCAATGCAGATCATCCACACTGATCTTCGTTTCAGTGTGTTCATTTAATACTCGTAGCTTTACACGTCCAAGCATTTCTGGATCATTGATGTCTTCAACTTTACCAACGAACCAGCGAACGCCTTCTTTACCGATGTTCTTAGTAGTCATACTGATACTTTCTTTCTTCTAGCAGCAGCCATTTTCTCTTTATATGCAGGATCTGCCCAGCGCAATTTGAACGCTTCAGATTTCTTTCTCTTAGTTTCTTCAGACTCAGTACGACCTTTCAGAGATGAAGAAATTTTAAGTTTTTGTTCTTCAGAGATAACTTTACCCTTAGCTGCAAGACTCATCTTATTTTTTGTTACTTCCGATACAGACTTACTCTTCTGATATTTACTTATCTTTGCTTTAGCTTCTTCAGTCATAGACTTCCCAGTGTTTACTTCTCTTAATCTTTCCTTAACAGCGTCACTGTGAGTTCTACCTAAATTCCACTTTCCAAAATTTGGATCAGATTTATGTGAAGCAGAAATTCGTTCACCAACAGTTTTACTTAAATCTTTATCCGCAGACCAATGGTTAAATTCATGAATACGAAGATTATAATATCGTAGTTTCAACTCTTTTGGTTTAATCATACCCAACCAACGATTTTCTTCTTCTAGAAGATCTTTTTTGTTGGTAGTTACTCTCTTGATAATTTTTCTCTTAAAATCATTAGGTCTGTGTTTGTATCCTTGCTTCATCCAAGAAGAAGAACACACATATCCATCATCTTCTGTTCCCCAATGAGATCCAATATAAAATCTCTTATGCTTTTTGTCATACCAGAGATAAACAAATCCATACTTTTCCATAGTAGTAGTTCCTTAGAAGTTCGTTCCTACACCTATTTATAAAAGTATTCGTCTTAGATGTGTTCCTCATATTCACCCCTGATCAACTCCATAGAATTAGTATAGAGTCTTTGCTTATCAAGTACAATTGTATGTCTCAGTTTTGATACTAGATAGTTACCAGACACAAGTCTATTTTCCTTTGGTTCATCTGTTGTTCCTTTAATTTGTGGAACCTTGATCGTGATAACATCACCAGCAGTAATTTCAGAATCTCCGTAGGTATGGATTTGAAAGATATTCTGAATCAGTTTTTGAACAAATGCTTGTCTTGCGCCAAGAGTATCTGGAATGAATGTGTCAGGTAGATCTCCACGGTGTGGAACAAGCATAGTGTATCCTGAAGTTAGTCCATATTTGTTCTCAAAATAACTAGAGTTCAATCCAACTGCATTGTCCGAAGCAAATTTGAACTGGTCTTGCTTTTCAGCGTTGTTAAACTTGATCTCAGTCATCTCACCAGTAAAGATGTCAAACTTACGAACCATGTTATTTAATCCACCGAAAGACATCTTGCTGGCTGTATCAAATCCTGACACTGTTCTGAATCCAAGGATATTTCTGAAACGAACAGCACGAACATCAGTTTCTGGCTTAGAGTCGTACCAGAAAATTTTGTCTTTAATGTTGCTTTTACCTTGATCGAACAGGAATTCTACAGTACAGAAGTTGAACCCGCGCTTGTTCTCAAAGAAACAATAGCTTGATGAGATATACTTTGGGGATACACTTCTCTTTCGTACAAGATCCACAGCTTGGAATGGACTTAACTTTGTGATTAGAAGATCTTGTGGACCCTTGGTTGTTTCTAGATTTACGTTCTTCTTTGTAGCAAGATAGTTTGAGTCTGTAAGGAATTTCTTGATCAGATCTTCAGACTTACCAGACATTCGTTGATTAAGCTTAAGCGTTGAATTGTTTAGAATTTCTTCGCTCGCGCATCGGATCTTATAAGTTTTGATTCTACCTGTGTTGTTTGTTGTTACATTGTTTGTGCTTACAACTGAGAATCTATACTTGTTTGTTTCAGTGTTACCTGTTGTCTTAAATTCAAGATCAATAAACTCTTCACCAATAAGAGGGAATGATGAGTGTAAATCAGCTGAGTCTGCAATGTCTAATTCCGCGTAAATGATCGGACAAAGTATATCTTCATAAATGCTAATAGCTGTTACTTGAGCAATAAGAGAAATGACCTTCTTACCATCATGGGAAGAAAGATCTATTCTGTTAATATCAACGTAACCATTTTGATATGATTGTGTCATTATGGATTAAGTAGCTTCTTTACTTGATTTGCGATATCGTTACTCTTAGTTTTGTCAATCAACACAATGTTTCGCTTGTCATTGTTCTTTTGCCATTCGTAATCATATACAGTGATTGGTGTCCAGTAAATATCTTCATCGGCGGTGAAGTTGCGTTGTAGATTGTTTCCGCCGTTTGCGATAATATCATCAATGATGTTAGCGGCTAGAGTAGCAGTAGCGCCACTTGTGCTTCCTGTTACTGTTGGTCCAGCAATAAACGCTCCGATGTAATGTTTTACTGTAAGGACATGATTTACGGTGTCAATATTTGTAATTACAGC